ATACCACGGGTGGCACTTTTCACATTCTCTACACTTATAACTATTCTTATCTCTCTCTTAAGGTAAGGAAGGTATGGATAGTATGGAAGAGTAGCAGTCTGCCGATGCCTATTGGATCCAGACGCAGCCAGGGCTGCCAGACCTCGGATCACTTGGCACGATCAATTATCGTGCCACGCGAACAAACGGCGAAGTTTACCTGAAGACAATTCTGTAAAGTGGGGAAAATTCCCCACCTAGTGCGGAATTTTCCTGTTAATGATTAGACGATTGTACTTGCGGACGAAACGCTAGGTATGGTAATGTCTAGCTTCAATGTGTTCTAGTGTCTAGCTTGTCGGCCGTATCTCATGAGGTTCCCATCATGTTTGTTACGCATAATGGCTTCACATATCGTCTCGAGCTATCCGAAACCGTGTCGCACGAGCTCCGCTCGCTGTGCGACATGCTCCGATCGCCTCGAGGCGAACGTATCGCACGCCAGGTCTATGGCGCCGTGGCGGTGAGGTTCTAATGAGAATCATTCGACGCATTGTCGACGTCGAGGCGATGCCGATGGTGTCCACTCCGGCTGTTCGCTTGGCCATGCGCTCGGCTCTCCACGCTTGGCTAGGTGACGCAACCGAAGCGACCTACGCCTATCTCGTCGACGGCCGGCCGGCAACAGAAGACGACGCAGACGACGCCATTCGAGTCACCGTCGCGGCCGCACGCCAGTAACACTCGAGCGCACGATCGGCCGAGAGGGTAGACCGTCCTGGTCTGCTACTCTCGGCCGTTTGGCTTTACAATGCCGCATGGCCCTTCGCGCCGTGCCGCCTCCCACCGAAGACGTCCAGCCCCACGATCCTGAGACAGTCCGCCGACGCGAGCTCGAGGCCACGCGCCAGCAGGTCTACGCGCGTCGACGCGACATCATCGAAGCGCAGATCCGATCGGCCGTTGGCCTCGTGCACTTCATGAAGCGAAATCCCCTGAGCGGTAAGTGGGAACGGCTCGACGACCCCGAAGAGATCGAATCCGTCCTGAACGACCCGAACATGGCGGATGGGACCCACTATCACCTCGCCGTGCGCGACCCCAACAACGCGGCTGCGGCTCTTCTACTGGCCTACGCTCTGGATCATCCGAAGAAGCCGAGCGAGCAGGTAGAGGTGACGGTGCGGGACGGAGACTTGAAGAGTCGGATTGACGCGGCTCGGGCGCGGGTGTCGGCGGCCAAGGCGGTCTCTGGCGTGGTCATTGCGCGGGTGACGGGAGACGGCGAGGGGTCAAAATAATGGCGCGGCGCGAGGATGAGCCGTATGCGGTGACGGTGACGATGACGGCGACGGAGCGTCAGATGGTCGTCGCGCTGGTGGATGCGATGGGGATGGATTCGATGATGCAGCTCATGCGGATGCTGTTGTGGTCGGCGGCGGACGATTACGGTCTGGCGCCTGGGGACGGGACGTTTGAGCGGCGTGATTGGGGGCGGTTGGCGCGGCCTCGGACGGAAGACGTGAGTGTGCCGACGCCGGCGCGGGTGAAGCGAGACGGTCGGCGTGTGGACACGCGGCAGCCGGCGGCGCATCCGTGGCGGGCGACGGTGGGGACGCGAGCGGAGCGGGGTCGGTAATGGCCGCGGCGAGCGAGCAGGAGAGTCGGTTGGACGAGCTGCTCGTGGAGTGGTATTACGATCCGCTGGCGTTTGTGCGTGGGGCGTATCCGTGGGGGGAGAGCGGCGGGTCGTTGTCCCTTGAGGCTGGCCCTGATGCGTGGCAGATTGAGTTTCTGACGAAGCTGGGACTGCGGGTGCGGCGGAATGCGTTCAACGGGCAGGATCCGGTGGCACCGATTCGGATGGCGGTGTCGTCGGGCCACGGCGTGGGCAAGAGCGTCCTGGTCGCCTGGCTGGTCGATTGGATCATGTCGACGCGGCCGCACGCCCAAGGCGTGGTGACGGCGAACACGTCGATTCAGCTCGAGACGAAGACGTGGCCGGCGATTACGCGATGGACGAAGTTGTGTTTGACGGCGCATCGGTTTGAGATCAACACGGCGCGGATGTATGAGAAGGGGCACAAGGAGTCGTGGTTTGTGACGCCGCAGACGTGTCGGGAGGAGAACTCGGAGTCGTTTGCGGGTCAGCATGCGCGGGACTCGACGTCGTTTTACATCTTTGATGAGGATAGCGCCGTGCCGGATCAGATTCACACGGTGGCGGAGGGCGGCTTGACGGACGGGGAGCCGATGATTTTCCTCTGCGGGAACCCGACGCGCTTGACCGGCCAATTCCATCGCGCCGTCTTTGGCAATGAGCGGAACAAGTGGGAGTCGGTGGTGGTGGATTCGCGGACGTCGCGGTTCACGAACAAGGAGACGATTGCGGAGTGGGCGGCGCAGTACGGGGAGGATTCGGACTTTTTCCGGGTCCGCGTGCGGGGCTTGCCCCCACGGGCCTCGGACGCGCAGTTCATCGATCAGGAGCGGGTGCTCCAGGCGCAGAGTCGGAAAGTCTACGTCATGCCGGACGAGCCGCTGGTCGTCGGCTGCGACCTGGCGTGGGGCGGCGGGGACGACAATGTGATTCGGTTTCGGCGCGGCAATGATGCGCGGTCGATTCCGCCGATTCGGGTGAAGGGCGAGTTCACGCGCGACCCCGCGGTCCTCACCACGCGGTTGGCCGAGGTCCTGACGACGCTCTATGAGGGCCGCAAGGTCCACACGCTGTTCCTCGATAGCGCCGGCATCGCCGGTCCCATTGGCCAACGACTCCGCATGCTGGGGCACCGGAACGTGCAGGAGGTGAACTTCGGCGCCGATTCCCCCGATGCCCAATGTCGGTTCATGCGGGACTACATGTGGCAGAAGATGAAGGAGTGGTTGGCGGCGGGCGCGATTGACGGGAGTGCCGAACTCGAGTCGGACCTGGTGGGGCCTGGCGTGAGAAGCGACCAGCAGCAGCGCGTGTGGCTCGAGGACAAGCGGTCGATGCGGAACCGGGGACTGGATTCTCCGGATGATGCCGACGCCCTGGCGCTGACCTTCGCGAGCCCCGTCCGCGCGACCTCCACCATCAAGGCCCCGTCGATGGTCCGGCGCATCGGCACGTGGATGGGGACGTAGTCGTGTTACCATCCGTGCCCATGATCTCCGGCCACTTTCTGGTCGCGCGTCTCGACCGGCGCTGGGGGTTCGTCTAGGTGCCGCTCTTCTCCGTCTGCCCGAAGTGTCTCAAGGCGTTCGATCCGCGCCTGCACTCCGATCGCTGTCCGCACATGTACATTCGGTTACAGGACGAGATCGATCGCGTGCAGATGCAGTTGAACAGCGCGCCGGCGCCGCAGGTCATGCCCGATGTCCACTGAGTTTAGCTGTGTCTCGTGCGGCACGATGAAGGAGCAGCAACATCTCTCACTGGACGTCATGACGAAGCTCCGTGTCTGCAATGAGTGTTTTTGTCTGTCGGTCTTAGGCTTTCGGTCCATGCGAGAGTTTCGGCAGTCGTTCGCGCCGATCACGGTGACGCTGTCGCACGAGTCGTCGTATGGGTTCTCGGTGCCGCTAGACGAGGACGAGTGGGATTCAGCCGTGGAGTTGAACTGATGGCCACTGAGCGCACACGGCAGTTGACGAAGGTTGCCGTCTCGCGCGAGGCGCAAGCGTTCCATCCGCCCGTGCTGAAGTCGGAGCCGTTCAAGGCCGCCCTCGGGATGTCGCCGTCCGCACGTCCCGTGCTCGACACGTATCGCGACCGCCGCGGGCGCCTCTATGCGTTTGACGGCGTGTCGATTCGCAGAGTCCAATAACCCGTTCACATTCGAGGAGTGATCACATGAATACCGCAGCCACGCGCACCGCAGAGAATATCGGCCACGAAGCGTTCGTCAATCGCGTCTTCCGTCTGGACTGTCAACAGCGCAAGGACAATCCGGCGGCGGAACGGTGCCCGACGCACAAGAACATTCTCGCGGTGAAACTCGACAGCAGCCTCTATTGTGCCGACACGAAGGCTCGGACGTGCGACTACGTGAAGATGGGCGTGGTCGATCCTGATTACCGGCGATGATCCTCATGCAGATGTCGGTCGAGGGTCAGGACGGCAAGCGTCTGTGTGTCGACGTCGACATTGATCCCAATTCTGACTACGAACTCTCTCTTGGGGCGCGCATCGCCAAGGCCGTGCAGCAGCTCCTCCCGCATGCCGCGCCATCCGAGCCGCCCTCTCT